TCTAAACGAGCATAATTTATTTTCCCATCGTCACATTCTTCCCAGTCCAGCAACCGTGCAACAATGTCCATCAGTCATCCTCCCCCAGTGCTTCGTATGCTTGTTCCTCGGACTTGAATTGACCAACCGAAACCAAAACAGAAATCGCACGGTCAAGTGGGTAATAATCAAATTCAGGATCAACATTGTTGCCAAGCGCATATCTCATTTGCGCTTTTGTTACCCCGCAAACGGACCTTCCATCTGCGCCCATATCATCAAGAGCCTGATCCAACGCTTCCCGTAACCGTTCAATCTCATTAGCGGCTTCATCTTTATCCGCATCTTTGATGTATTCTCCAGAAAACGGGCTGAAATCACCAAGTCGCAACCGTTCAACAATGTCCATCACTCTTTCCCCTTCAGCATGCCGAGCGCACCCATGTAGAGTTCGAGCATGGTCTCTTCCTGCCGTTCATTTACTACTGCGACGAGCTCATCCAAGCTATTGGGAGTTTCTTCTGATGTTGGAATGCATGATCATCGGAGACAGCATCGCCGTCGGCGTGGCGACATACCGACCGGAGTGCGTGGCCTATGCCAAGGGCGGCATCAACAGCACCCAGTTCAACAAGATATATGTCGACAAGATACTGGAGGCGAGGACCGTCATCATCAGCATCGGTTCCAACGACCACCAGTACGTGCCGACAAACTACGAACTGCTGAGGATTAGAGGACGCATCTCGGCAAAGAAAGTCTTCTGGGTCTTACCGCAGGGGAACCTGAAGGAGTCGAATGTACAAATCGAAAAGATACAGGAAATGGTTATCAAGATTGCTAACACGATGCGGGACGGCGTGATCCACTTCACCCCGTCACCTGATGGAATCCACCCGACTACCAAAGAATACAAACGCATTGCCCTTGAGGCAGCACCACCAAAGGACAAAGAAGATGACTAAGGATATGCTGGAAAATATAATCGCCCGTATTGAGAAGCTGGAAGAAGAGAAGTCTGCTATCTCGCAGGACATCAAGGACGTGTACGCCGAGGCAAAGGGCAACGGACTGGAGGTGTCGATCCTCCGGAAGATCGTATCGATCCGCAAGAAAAGCCCCATCGAACGTGAGCAGGAAGAGACCATGCTCGAACTCTACATGGGTGCGCTCGGCATGTTGAAGGGGAAAGAGTGATGGACATTGTTGATGACTTGCGGGACTTAAATTCTATGCACACCCCCAAAGAAGTCTCTGACATCGGTGAGAAGGCCGCTGACGAGATTGAACGGTTGCGGGAAGACGAGGCAGAGTTGGTTGAAGCCCTGATCGACATGCGAAACCATATCAACAAGCGGGATTGGGATGAGAACGTATCAAATGAGGCAAAGGCAACATTCGCCAAAGCAACAGGAGGTGAGTGATGGACATTGTTGAACGGTTGCGGGAAAAACCAGAACTAACACCAGCGCAATACTGGGAGGCACAAGCGTCTATGTGGCATGAGAATTATAAGGAAGCCGCCAACGATGTTGAACGGTTGCGGTCACAGATGGATTTGTTTGACCCCAGCACCACAAAGGAAATGGCGGCAGCAGCTTTAAATTTTGCCAATGATGAGATCAAACGACTACGGAAGGTGGGCAAAATCCTTGCCGAAGAAATCGTCGAGCTCACCGAGGAGCTGATCAAGCTAAGGGCAAAGGACAAAGGACCGATAGACTACATCATCGACAGCCACGGCATGACCCACGCCTCATTCACCATCGTCTATAAACCGGAAGTACAAGCGCAATGATCGAGCTACACAAATGGGCCCACCGCTTCTTCGATATGGCCCACCTCGTCGGCTCATGGTCGAAGGACCCTTCGACTAAGGTAGGGGCTGTCATCATTAGGCCGGATCGTACCATCGCCTCGGTGGGGTACAACGGTTTCCCTCGCGGGGTGAATGACTCTCCTAGTTTGTATGAGAATCGGGAGGCCAAGCTGATGCGTACGGTACACGCTGAGGCAAACGCCATCCTGTCTGCACGGGAACCACTGCACGGGTACACCCTGATCGTGACCCCACTGCATCCCTGTGCCAACTGCGCCGGACTGATCATCCAGTCCGGTATCAAGAAGGTCCTGTTCCAGACGGCGGCTCCGTCTTCTGGAGCATGGGCCACCCACTTCGAAGTCATGCAACGCATGTTCGATCAGGCAAGTGTTGCGTACATGGACTACTCACCCAAACCGAAAGAGGAAATCAAATGACAAAGTACTTCTGGCCTGTTGAAGGACAAACATTCACCCAGTTGATCGATGAGCACATTGCCAACTCCCAAGCCAAGCAGAAGGCCCCATCCAAGAAACGTGGTCGCCCTCTCGGAAGCAAGAACAAGGAGGGGCACAAGGCTGGTCGCAAGGACATCTATCTGTACAGCCCGCATGTCCGCGCAATCCTTGACCCATACGACCCCGCCAACCTGTCCATCGACCTCCGTAGATCACAAATAAGCGCGGGATAAGAACATACATGGCTCCTTATAAAGCCACCCATGAGGAACGCCCCGCCCGCCGTCGGGCCATGCTTGAAATGCGTAAGCGGGGTTGTTCCTATGCGGTGATAGGACGGAAGTTTAATATCGGTAAGAACAGCGCACGTGTCGTGCTCCTAAAGTATTACAAGCAGCTCGGCATCAAAGATGTGAAGGACAAAGGGCAATGAACGACGGATTCTGGGTAAGCCTTGCGACTGACGTAGCCACCATCGTATTCCTCCTCGGACTGTTTGCCTTCATGGCAAAACTAATTACGGAATTATGGCTGGGGTTCAGTGAGTATTGACTTGACATTGTAGCTAGACCGTGACATTTTACAGTTCCACTTAGACATAGAAAGGATTAAGTGCGATGAGCAACCAACTATTTGACCTTCTGATGAAGGACCTCGAAAACGAAATTAAACGTGTGTACAGCGCGGACGTTCGCCCATCTCTTTACGGTGGAGGTTTCATGCATGGTTACATGTACACCTTCTTCCTCTCCCTGATAAAGGATTTGCCGGAACCTGCTCGGGAGAAGGTGATCGACGAAATCGTTGACCGTGTCATCTTCCTGCGGTTACGTGAGCCGGAAGTTCCTGTGACCATCATCGAAGGAGAGGCAGCATGATTAATCGGATCATCTTGCTGGTGCTGGTGGCCCAACTGTTAGGAGCCTGTGCCGTAGTGATCAAGGAGGGGGGGATACCAGTCCCCCCTGTCCGTCCAAAGGAGTTTTCGAAATGACCTGCGGAGGCCGAGATGGTACGTGTTGATTTCTTCCTAGATGAAACATACAAAACAAAAGTAGGTCTTTTCCGAAGAGGGGCAGGGGAAGATTTAATATTTGAAATACGGGAAAGCTACTACGCTCAAGATGAGTTGATAGGGTATTCCGTAGAACTCGTTACCCCCAAAGCTCCAACAGTAGACAAGCTTAAAAAGCTTCTTCTCGATATGCTTGAATGCCTTGATCAACCCCCTATTGTGGCCCGACACAAGGTCGATTTACCTTGGGGGAAGCATTGATGGCAAACATGTTGTGGACTCCGGACGACATAGAAACCCTGAAGTCTGGGATGATACTTGGCAAGTCGGCCCGAGATATTGGGGCGGAGATCAACAAGACCCGCAATGCTGTTCTTGGTTTCATCCATCGGAACTTCCGGACAGAACGTAAACCCCGTGTGCCCAGACCCGTCAAGGCGGGGACCCCAGAAAAGAAGCATCCACCCTTGTCCGCCATGCGTCCATTGGTGAAGCGGACAAGACCAAGGATAGATGACAGCCCCAGTCTGTTTAAGGTCAAGCTGGGCAAGGACAACAAGCCAAGGCTGTTTGACATCAGCCGATACCAATGCAGATGGGTGGTGAACCGCGAGGTCAATCCAATTGTCTGCGGAGAACCAACACACAACTGCACCAGCTGGTGTGCCCCACATTACGACAGGGTATTCACCCGCAAACTGGAGAAAGAAGATGGTTGATTTTTTAGACACCACCACACCGGAAGAAAAGGCGGAACGTTTGGGGCACATGCTCCCTGACGAAAAGGCATGGAGAGATGCCTCCGTCTACATCTACTCCTCGATCACCGAGGCCTTCTATGACGTAGCCCGTCTCAGAAACTATCACGCGGGCGAAAGCCGAGGACACCTTGCCATGAACCTGTTGTTCCATCTTGCCAACCTTTCTGTGGAGAGCGGTATTTCTAAGGAGGATTTTCTTCGCATCTGCGTAGATGGGTACACGGCTTCAATGGAAATCGCTGACGAAGAATTTGAAACCGCTGGTAATGCATAGGTAATGCACTGGAGAACAAGCTATGAAGTATCAAGAAATTCTTAACAAGGCACTCTCGATTACGGAAGAACGCGGCAAACAGTACGGCCCCATGTATCCAATGGCGGCACGAGCTGCGGCATTGGCGGCTATCCGCCTAAACAAAACCATCACGGCTTATGACATCGTGGTCGTGCTGTCGTGTGTCAAGCAGAGCCGCTTGTCATTCGACCCAACCAATACCGATTCATGGCTCGACTCGATTGCTTACGACTCCTTTGCCGCGCAGCTTGCAGTGTCAAAGGACGGAGGAACATTGAGCTCGGACATGCGAGACGTGGTGCTGGCTCAAGTGGAACACGATCTAAGGGATTCACTCTATGGTTCATCTATACAAGATCTATCAACAACTGATGAGAAAACGAAGAAGTAAACTTCCTCGCGTGTTGAACCATGTCTATTCGAGGAAAGGGTTCGCACTGTCTAACGGAAACGTCATATATTTTTACACTGCCGTGACTTTTAAAACGTAATGTAAAAAGTAACTGCTCTGAGCGCATAACGTTACAAGGACCAATGACATGAACGCATTACTAAAGGAGATCAAAACCGGATTGAATCTTCCAGCACAACTATCGATGATCCTCGAACTGCTTCTTCTAAAACAGGAGGTAAGCAAGGATGAACTTCATCAAGCAATTGTGGATTACAACCCACGAATCCAGCACTCTAAGTCTACTGTCCGCATGGCGGTCTACCGTCTGCGCCATGTGCTGGCAGCTAAAGGGTTTCACATCCACAGTCGCTACGGAGAGGGGTACTATATGCCCCCCTCCGATAAGGTTTTGTTGAAGGCCCTGATCCGAGGTCCCTCCGAAGAGGCTACTTCTTGATCCCCCAAAAGAGGCCATCCTCTCCGAGTGAGTGGGTGGCCTCACCCCATGAAGGCCCCACCTCCGCATCGACCACCGACGGAACCGCCAGCTGGACACAGTTCTCCATGATGGCAATCACCTTGTGAGCCATCTCAGGACTGTCAACCGACACCGCCAGTTCATCGTGGATTTGAACCATTGGCAGGATGCCGTTCTCGTACAGATCAACCATCGCCTTCTTCGTCTGATCGGCAGCTGACCCTTGGATCAGTTTGTTCAGGGTCTTATACGTGAACGCCCGCTTGATCATGCGAGTGCCGCCGTATTCCTTCAGGGCTTCGTCATGTGGCAACGGTTTGTTAGAACCGAAAGCTATCGGCTCCCACTTATCAAACCGACCGACGCGACCAAGCAGGGTACGGATACGACCTTTCTCTTCCGCCACTCCGCTTGCGAAGGTAGACAGCTGTTTCACGAAGGGCACTTCTTTGTGGTAGACGGCAAACAAATCCTTTGCGCTCTCAAGATCCAGACCAAGCTCCTCCGCCAGTTTGTTCACACCCATCCCGTAGAACAGACCGAGGTTGATGGTCTTCGCTTGCTTACGAGGAACACCTACGATGTCTGCCGCAATCTGGTGGAAGTCCGACCGTGGATTCCTGTGATACTCGTCAACAAAATCATGAGCTTTGGGGAAGTTCTTTGCCGCAGCATAATGCACGACGATGCGTGGTTCCTGTGAGGAGTAATCGAAAGAACCCCAGAGGTTACCTTCCTCCGGAAGGAACAGGCCGCGAATCAGTGGGCCAATGTATTCATCCCGAGCTGGCAGCTGCTGGAGGTTGGGGTTTGAATAGCTGAACCGACCCGTGATCGTGCCACCCTCGTCGCTCCGCAGCTGGTGGATGTCAGCATAAATCCGACCGCCGCTTGCATGCTTGGTGATCGAATCAATGAAGGTGGTGCGGGCTTTGTTCAGCTCACGTGCCTTCACAACCATCTTGGGCAAGTCAGCCTTGTGGTTCGACAGGAAGTTCTTTGTAAAGCTCGGTGCTCCCGTTGCCGCAGTGCGGGGGTAGTCAAGTCCCACTGCATCAAAAGCTTTCGCCACACTGGCAGCTGCCCAGACAGAGACCTCGACACCGGAAGTCTTCTTGATCTTGGACAGCAGGGCGTTCTCCTCGGCAAGAAGCTTCTTCTTCACACCGTCAGCCTTCTCCAGATCGACACGCACCCCACGGCTACGCATCTCGAAGATCACGCGGAACACGCGCATCTCCAGATCGAAGATCGACAAGAGGTCATCCTTCACGAGCAGACCGTAGAGGTGATGCCACAAGCGCAAGGTCAGCCCAGCATCCTGCTCGGCATACCGACCGACGAAGTGGGCGGGCAGCTTGTACATCTCTGCCTTGGGGTCGATCCCCATCGACAGTGCGGCCTCGCGCAGATCGCGTTCGTCCTTGGTCTCGTGGAGGTAGTCACGACCGAGGGAGTTCAGCGCATAGCTGAAACGGTTCTCGTCCAGAAGCGGAGCGGCAACCATCGTATCGACAATGCGGCCCGCTACCTCGACGCCCTCGGCCCGCAACCAACCCACGTCGTACATTGCATTATGAAATATGTATGTACAATCTGCTAGGTTACAGATGGACTTGACCCAGCGAAGGGTAGCCCTCACATCAAGGTTTGGTCCGTTCTCATGGCGGATGGGAAAGTACCACTCAGCCCCGCGCACCGCTACGGCAATGCCAATAACATACCCATTTTTGACAGGCCAACCGCTGCCCTTGCTCTTCAGGTCAGGGTCATAGGTTTCAAGATCAATTGAGATTTCGTGGGCGTCGGATAAATTCGGGTAGCTGTCCGGCATCAACCACTCGGTCTTGTGCTGGTACTGGTACGGAGTCGACATTCGTGATCCTCATTGCTTTACGGCATTCGCAGAAGGGCCATGCAGCCCGTATTTTTCTCATCATCATGTGGTGTGTTTCCTTACCACACTCACATACCGCAACAATAAACCGTTCCTCAGTCATATGATTCGCTTCCCATTCTTCTGCGGGTGGATCAAGTGGAGCTCTCTCTTGGCCCGCGTCAAACCGACATAGAAAACACGGAGTTCATCATCGTCCGTATGCAAGCTGTTTGCCATCGTATTGTTAGACTTCTTTGGAACGTCTGTCATCAGCAATACGTTGGTTGCCTCGGCTCCCTTTGCAGTGTGGATGGTGGAAATGCGAATACGCGGAGCCTTGGTGAAGTCCTCGCCCCGACGAATACAAGCCTTGTAGTACCGTGCCTCCTCGTCTGGAATAACAGTGAGCGCATCTTCCCATGGTTCATCTGTCATCAGGCCGTGGTCGGTGAGAAGATCTTGCAGGGTAAACTTCTGCTCCTCGTCAACGGAGGGTAATGTTTTGTGCCCCCGCATTACCTGTTCGTTCAGCATCATGAATCGGTAAACCATGCGGACATCCTTCGCAGTGAAGGCCTTCCCGCTACGCAAGTCTTCCCACACACGGATCGCATCCAGAGCGGAGTGGTTCACATCACGGCTGTTGCTGTACGAATAGAACAGGCCACGCTGCCGGACGCTTTGCTCCAGCTGACGTGCGCCTTTCTTGGTGCGGGACAGGAGCAACCAATCGTCCTTGTCCAGATTGACTTCCTCCTCCGACCAATGCCATGCAACCAAGCCGTCCTCGTCACGAGGCTTGAACTCTTTGATGCGGCGGTGGTGCACACCTTGGATAACCTTCTGGCTCATCTCATGGTGGGTGCGGGGGATACGATAGCTTTGCCCGAGGACCTCGACTGAACCGCCAAGCCGGATGAACTGATCGACATCCGCTCCGGCCCACCGATAGATTGCCTGATCGTCATCGCCAGCCACGTAAACCTGACCGCTCTTGCGGGCTATCTGGTGCACCATTTCCCATTGGATCGGGGACAAGTCTTGTGCCTCGTCAACGAACACGACATCAAACTCAGGGGATAGGTCGTAGGTGATAAACTCTTCGAGCAGATCAGTGAAGTCATACAGACCGTGTGACTTCTTGTATTGTGTCAAGCCTCGGTTGACATAGTCCACCTTGCTCCAGTCCGTGGTGTAAGGCACAGTGGAGTACTTGTAGATATCGTACAAAGGTGTTCGGGTGATTCGTGCCATGTTGATGATGCCAAGAAACTTGTCTTGGAACCCGTAATCCTGATACGGACCCTCCTCCAGCACGGTCAGCTCCGAGAACGGGTCAATGCTCAACCACTTGGCGCAGTCCATGTAGTGCTCGTACCCCATGATCTTCTGCTTTTTAATCCCCGTCCGTAGCAGAGCAAGGCTATGCAAGGTGCGAAAATACAGCAGGTCTTGATACGACTTCCGGAACTTAACTGTTGCCCGAAGGATCGCTTCTTGTGCAGCCCGCCGTGTAAAGGAAAAGTAACCAATCTTGTCGGGGGAAACACCCTTTGCCAAGCTTTCTTCGACAAGGGTTAGAAGTCGTGTTGTCTTCCCCGTTCCGGGGGGTCCTAAAATAATATTCATCACATGATATCTTTCTCAACATGGATTGGGGGAAGGTCCAAGGACACCGGAGCGAAGTGGGAGAAGAAGTCTTGCCGGATCACCCACACATGAACGCCCTTTCCTTTGACGTTCCAAAACATTTTGTCCGCTCCGAACTCGCGTAACCGTAGACCAATGTGCACTGCGCTATAATGGTTGAACTGGTTGTTCGTCAGGTATCTCTTGAGGTCCTTAACTTGGAAGAACACTTTGCCCTCGGCCCAAACAGAGATGCCTTGCAGCACATCTTCCCTGTCAGTTCCACGAGCACGGTCGCAACAGAAGCTGGTCAGGTGGTCTTCAAACTCGCCCTTCCGTGTGGCTTCAGGTGGGACCTCGACAATGGTCAGCTGTGAAAGCAGGACTTGCATCCGGCTCTGCCACGCCTTGGTGCTCATTGTCTTGGGAAACAGGTTGATCTGTGACAGGCAATCCTTCTGGAATTGCATCTGCGACACGAGCGAATCAGTGCTCAACTCTACCCGCTGCCCGTCGACATCGAGGATCCAGATGGGTGGATCACCATTGATCTTGGTCAGAGATCCTAGGTCATTTGATTTCTGTCCCGGACCTATCCCGAACTTGCGGGTGATGCACAGCTCCTTGTTACAGAAGCTGGCGATAGGCTGGTCCTCGCACTTGTAGAAATATTCCTTGCGCTCCAGCTGTTGGGTAATTGTCTCCACCTCTTTATTACCCAACGGTGGCTTCATGAACTTTTGGTTGTAGTCCTCGACCACCTTCTGCCAGTTGTCGGGGTTAGACATTCTCGCGTAGACCCCAAGGTTGAAGAGGGCGTTATTGCGGCCCCCTTCGCCAAAGCCTTGTGCCGCCAGATGCTGGAGGCAGGGCGGTCCTTTCGGGAGGATTTCTTCTGCTTTTTTATGGGTGGTTTCAATCCCGAGGAAGGCATCCGGTGTTACCTTCCGGCCTTCAGCGAAGTCGAGGAACTCTTCTGGACCAAGTGTTTCTCCATCGTTGTTGTACCCATACCGAGTGGTCAGGCCACCGGAGAAGTACGGCATGTTCAGGAAGTTGCCCGTGTCGCCACGGTCAGCAAGTATCTGCTGCTGTTTCGGGAACACTTCAGACCCAGCGAAACCCAAGAGGGCGGCTAGGCTGACAAGCTTTGGCTGCAACTCGGAGGCCGGAACCTCCTCCGTCATAAAGAAGAATAGGTGTGCGCCGCCGGACTTGCTGCGGCAGACAACCCCCGGAAGCTTGTGCTTCAGAACCTGTTTGATCAGGGCTGAATGATCGAGGTTGTACGTGTCAATATCGATTGCTCCCCAGTGACACGTGTTGGTGTCCTTGATGGGAATAATACCCAGACCATTTGATCCGTCTAAATGCTTTTGCCAAAGGTCAACGGACGGAGGTTCGCGCAACACTCGCGCCTGTCCCGTCTTCTTGCCATCAGTGGCTCTGTTGTTCTGTACATTGAACGTGCCGTGGGCTCTATCGTTCCCAGCAAACAGTTCAAAGAATCTTTCTGCAACGCCCATACTTTCTACTCCGACAAAAGGAGAGCTGAAATCGCTATCCCAGCTCTCCGTATTTCAGATCAATGGGCGATTACATAATGTCATCGGATGCGTCGACGCTACGAGAAGAGGTGTCCTCGTGATCGTCCTTAACCTTCACGTCACCAGCACGGACAGACATAGAGAACTCACGACCCATACCAAGGAGGAACTTTTCAGTGCCCTCATAGTCCACGAAACGCTCGTGCGAAATGGACCAACCGAACCATGATCCCTTGTCATTGCGCTCTTCAACGGAGCGAAGACGGAAGACATTGGCGAAGGCTGGGAGAGTGTACATCCCGTTCTTACCCATAGCTTGCATGCTCTTCAGGGTCGTGTTCCAAGTCTTGGCTTTCTTCAGCTGAGTGCTGGTCATGGTGATCAGGCAACGCTGAGGACCCTGCGTCGGATGCAGGAGCAGGACAAAGAACTGGGCGGTGTCGCTCAGGATGTTACCGTTGGGAAGCACGTCTTCGTAACGGTCGTTCTTCTGCGTGGTGTCCTTGATTGGGTGGTTTCCATCATAGCTGGCAACCAACCCACCGCCGGAAGCACGGGGCTTCCACTCAACTAAACGACGGTTGAAGTAGCACGGCACAACGAGAACACCCTTCTCCCCATCGAAGACCTCGCTGGAGACAGTGTTGTAGATCATGCCCGCTTCAGCACCCTGAACATAAGCACCGTCGCGCTTGTTAACCTGAGGAGACAACTGTGCAAGGATGCGGAGGTATGGAACGGAAAGATCTTCCGCGGTCATTTCCTCCATGCCCATGTTGGCAAAGGCTTCAAGGTCCATGTCTGCCAGTGTGAGTGCGGTGGAAGTGGCGGGGGCCTTAGCGGCAACTGCGGTTGACTTGCTCATCTTATTTACCTTTCTTGATGACGGTCTTTTGACCAATGAATATTCCAAAAGTCTCGGACGGAATCTCCGCCCCTTTCTCAATCTGCTCCTTCACAAAAGCCTTGAGTGTGCTTGGGTGAACAGCTTCTTTCTGCTCTGGGTCGAGTCCGTTTGACTGAAGCACACGGACTACATCCTTAGCAGCATCATCCTGCCCGCGACCAAAGGTAACGGACACGGTGTTCTTGATCAGGTCTCCATGACCATGGTCACGCAACCAGTCATGGGCGTCTAGCTGACGGTCTTTGCTGATCGATGCGGAGATGACAGTCTGCACTGAAATCTTTGACCCGTCAGCCATAGTCAACTCTGATAGACCGTACTCTTCCAGAGCAGCAGGAAGCAACTGCCCTGAAACTTCTTCCAAATGACGCTTGGTGCGCTTCAGATTCTCTTCAATTTCCAGTACAAGCACTTCAAGCTGGAGCTGTTGGCGGACAAGCTCGGCAACCCTGCCAAGATCGTCATCCTTAACTGTGCTGAACTCATTCGCAATATCTTCGAGGTTCATCTTTCTTTCCTCTGGTTGGTGTAAACGTCTACGTCTAAAGGATAGTACCGCTCATCAAGCCTGTCCCACTTCAGAACTTTGTATCGTCCGTTGTTGTTCAAGGCTGCGACAGCGCAAGCAATACCTATGCAGACAGGGTCTCCTGCCAGCACCAAATAATCTTTGTCGGTAAACTTGCTGAGTTTGCGTTCCATCCTGCGGACGGTTGGCATTGATGACAGGGAAACCTGTTCCTTCGCAGGAACCAGAATCTCAAGGTCACCAAATTCCAGAGCGTCGGATAAGTCACGCCCACGAATCTCTTGTGTAATGTAGACTGTCACGGCTTTCTCCCGTTGTGCCTCCCTAAAATGGGTCAGGTAAAAAAGAATGTCAAGGAGGGGGTTGAAATTATTTTTGCAGTGTATATTTTTAGCAGGGCCAACCAGAAAGGGCAATACCATGGACATTGAACGTTACAAGTTTAAGCTGCCTCCATACAAGCATCAGCAGGATGCTTTAAATAAATCGTGGAACCAACCCGAGTTTGCGCTGTTTGCCGAGATGGGAACAGGTAAGTCAAAGATCCTGATCGACAACGCCTCAGTTCTTTATGACAAGGGTAGCATCACGGGCTTGCTCGTTGTTGCACCCAAGGGCGTGTACAAGAACTGGGAGAGGATTGAAATCCCCAAGCATCTTCCCAGCCACATCCTGCATGACGTGATCATATGGTCCCCGTCTCAAACGAAGAAGCAGCAAGAACATCTCAAGCTGGCTCTTGCCGAGGACGATAACTTTAAAATCGTCGTGATGAATATCGAAGCGTTTTCCTCATCACGAGGGACCCAATTTGCGATTGATTTCCTGAAGAAGCGTCCAGTCCTAATGGCAGTGGACGAAAGTACGACGATCAAGAACGGCAAGGCCAAGCGCACAAAGAACTGCATCAGGGCCGGAATGTTCGCAGCCTACAAGCGAATCATGACGGGGTCCCCCATTACCAAAAGCCCAATGGACTTGTACACACAGTGCGAGTTCCTTGATCCTTGGCTATTGGGTTTCTCCTCCTTCTACACTTTCCAGTCCCGCTACGCCCGCATGCTCCGCCGCAACGTTGGATCGCACTCTTTCAATCAGGTGGTGGGCTACCAAAACCTATCTGAATTGTCTGACAAGCTAGACAATTTCTCTTTTAGGATCCTAAAGTCTGAATGCCTAGACCTTCCTGAAAAAGTGTACACACGTCGTAACGTAGAACTGACCGACGAACAGGCTGTGTTGTACTACCGCATGAAGAAGATGGCTGTGGCAGAGTTAGGTGACAAGCAAGCCACGGCTCAGAACGTTTTAACTCAGATCATCCGCTTGCAACAAATCTGTTCCGGTTACTTCAAGGCTGATGATGGGACAGTCACCGAGATGCATTCCAACAAGTTCGATGAGTTGGAAGCTGCACTGGAGGAGGTCGACGGCAAGGTCATCATCTGGGCCAACTACGTCTACGACCTGAAGCTAATCCAGAAAAAGCTGTCAGAAATCTATGGGCCTGATAGCTGTGGTGTCTACTTTGGCGAGACAAAGACCGAGGACAGACAGCAGATGGTGATGGACTTCCAAGATCCGAATCACCCGTTACGGTTCTTCATCGGTCAACCAAGGACAGGTGGCTACGGACTGACGCTTACGGAAGCCTCGACCGTGATCTACTTCTCGAA